GGTTAATATTGAAGCTTTGAGCACTGAAGAAATAAGCAAAATTTTTAATAGTATAATGGAACCTGGACACGAAGAAAAAATATATTTTTCTAAATTCGTGAAATCTTTATCTCCTGCTAGATCAAACGCTAGAGCAGCATACGTAATAGTAGGATTTGACGAAAACGAGAAAGAATATCTAGTAAATTATTTTACTATTAAAGATGATGAAGAAAAAGGTATATGTTACAGTGATTATAGTGCTGTACCTATGGAAACATTCGGTACGTTAAAAGATGCTATAGAATATGCTAAAGGCGTTAATGAATCTGACATCTTCGGAAATCCTGATAAGAATTCAGCTGGAACAATTATTCCGGATATTAAAGAAGATGCAACACCTGAAGGTAGTCCAGTTACAGCTACAGATGAATTATGGGATGTATATGAAAATTATTTCGATGATGTAAAAGACATGGATATGAAAGAGTTGTATCAATTTATTAAAGGTGGCTCATTAATCTCTGCTGTTGAAGACGATCCAGAATTTGATGCTAATTTTGCTAAAATTTTAAATAAAGAATGGCATGAACTTCAAGAATATAAGAAAATGAGATTAGAAAATCCTGAATATAGAATATTTGAAACAATCAAAGAAGATGAACTTGATGATCTAGATGCAGCTATTAAACAGGATTTAGCTATTAGTAGAAAAAAAGTAGCAGAATCTTCTGACCAAAAAGAACTTCAAGAACAGCTAGTAAAATTAGTAGATGCAGAATATGAATCTCTAGAAGATTTTCCAAATCATGAAAAACTGTATGATTATGTAATTGGAATATTTCCAAACATTGAACCCGAAACAGTTAAAAACGTTTGGGACATTTATTTTAAAGCCGATGAAAGTGAAACATCAGAAAAGCCTTATGATAGACAGTATGATATGGAAGATGAACCTAAAGAAGACGAAATTCCTAAAGGTTGGGAACATGTTTCAGATATAGATGAAGAAAACGGAGAACCAAATATAATTGAAAGAGGCGACATGGTATGGGATTTTAAAACAACCAAGTTTCATAATGCAACACATGCCGGAGCCGCTGGTTATAATGTTGAAGACTTTGTATTTGTAATTCGTCAAAAATAAAGGTATTTTATTAAATGGCTAATACTACTGCTGCAACATATATCAATCAAAAGATAAGAACAAGAGATAATTTAAAGGCATGGATTTTACGTCAGCTTGGCTCTCCTCTTATCACAGTAGAACTGACTACTGCACAATTAGATGATGCTATAGATAATGCTACTTTAATGTGGACTAAATATGCTACAATGACTGAGAGATATCTAACATTAAATCTAGCGGAATATCCTGCTGAAAATGAATTAGAAGGAACTCCCGAAGGATTTGATTTAAGTGAATATAGAGTTGCAGCCGTTGGAAGTATTGCTACAGGTGAGGCATTCGGGTTAAACGGCGGTGGAGATCAACTGTTCGGTTTAGCTAATTCAATGTTGGCAGGCGGTTCATATCCATTCTTTAATCATTCAGGAGCAGGTAAATCAGGTGGTGGATGGACCACTTATCAATGTGTAGTAGAATTCGTGAAGTTATCAAAAAGAATGATGGCTACTGAATTTGATTATAGTTATAATCCTCTTACTCAAAGACTTAAACTTATTCCTAATCCTTTAACTGTACCACAGGCTGGATGGTCATGTATTAGATGTGAAGTAGTTCCGCCTGATGAAGACTTATACGGTAATGAATATGTAAAACGTTTAGCTATCGCATATGCCAAAATAATGTTAGGTACAATAAGAAAGAAATTTACAGGAGTTACTCTTCCTGGCGGTGGACAGATTGATATTACAATAGGTGATGAAGGAAGAGAAGAACTTAAACACCTCATTGAAAATATTAGAAAAGAAGAAGGCTACTGTACAGGAGTTGCAATAGGATAAATCATCCTTAAATTAGCAAAAGTTTAATATTTGTGTATAATTTACATATGGTATGTACATCATATGAAACTAAATATCTCCTGATAAATTTTATAACCGAATATAAAGTTTTGATATATTCTCTAAATTCGTCACTAGATAAACTAAATCAGATAACTTTAACTAGAAGACCTATCTCTTCATCATATTTTTTAAAGCTTCTAAAAGAAGTGTATAATGTAAACTCTAATACTATAATAGGAGTTACAGGAAAATATAATGAAAAAGGTAGATATTATTCTCTTTTATTAGGTTATGCCGAATCATTAGATATAAGAATTCGAAAATTAGATTTTTATCAAGCATGTGAACGTGTTAATTTTAGATACAAGACTATCAAATCTACTAATAAAATAGTAAACTGGTATAAAAAATATCATCTACTCTATTCATCTATTATAAACAAACCTTCTATAAAATTCATCAATGAAGAATTTAAAGGCATAATAGAAAACAGAAGTAAAAAAGAAATAATATTTTTTAGAAAATCTCTAATTCTTTTATTGTACATTCATATAAGAGAAGTTTTATATAAGAGTACTAAGAAATCTATAAACAAGAACAAGCCGATTAAGGTTGCTAAAACAGAAGTAAAAGTATCAGAAAATAGTATCTGTATAATTGAATAATGTTTTTTAATTTTAGGTTCTGACGTGTATATTTAAATAATAAACCAAATAAGAGGAAATGTAATGAGTTTAAGAACAATGATGAATGCGATCAGAAAGAAGACAGAATCCGCTTCTTATAGTGAATCAAAACTTTTAAAGCCAACAGGTTATATTGATACAGGATGTCATGCAGTAAATAGAATTATTTCAGGAAGTGTTTATAATGGAATTCCTGAAGGGCGTATTACAACATTTTTCGGCGAAAGTGGTTGCGTACCAGTAGATAGAATTGTACAGGTTTTAGTTAGAGTAAATTCGGAAAATTCTAATATGCTACAAATAAAAACAGGTTACTCTGCTTCTGAATTTACTTGTAAATATAGCAAGAAGCTAGAATGGCTAGAACAAATCGGATATTCACTTTCCGAAATTGCTAAAGAGATACATATATCTAGACAGACTCTTAATAAGATTAAACAAGAAAATACTAAAGAACTTCGTTATTCTACTACATGCAAGATCGATTCTTTTATTGATAGAAATACATATGATTGCGAAATTGGTAACATTAATAAAATATTAGATTCATCTATTTGTCCACTAATTAAGAATGCTACTGGATTTTATAAATTCGGCCATCTTATTAAGAAAGGCCCTAAAGAATGTTTCTTAATTAAGACTAATATGGGCGATATAGAATGTTCAAATGATCATTTATTATTTAGTCAAAACGAATGGGCATTCACTGAAAATCTTAAAGAGAATGATACAATCAAATCTGAATATGGCTTTGCTGTAATAATGAGCAAACAATCTACTGGAATTAAAGAATGTGTAGATATAGAAATAATGGATGAAGAACAACATTTTTATTATATCAATAATTTTCTTTCACATAATTCAGGCAAATCACGCATTGTCGCACAAATCATAGTAAATGCTTTAACTAAAAATAACTATGATATGATTTTCTACTTTGATTCAGAAGGCGGAGCATTGTATGATCTTATTAAGAATGCTGGAGCTGATCTAAGTAAAATTGAACACGTTGTAATAGCTAATACTGAAGAAGCTACTATTAAGATGTTATCTACTTACAATGAGATAGATATTGAAAATAGAGCTATAAATGAAAAGAATGTAGAAATAGAAAAGAAGAATGCTGACATAACAAAGAAAAATGAAAAGAATAAAAAGAAGATTGAAGCTAAAGAAGAAAAGGAAGTTCCATTAATTCCATTAGAAAAACATCCTAAGATTCTTTGTGTATTAGATTCCTTTGGAATGCTTGTTTCTAACAAGTTGTTAGTAGATGCTACTGAAAAAGATAAAATGGTTAGTGATATGGGTTCTTCAGCAAGAGCAAAGAATAACTTCATTAAAGCTATGACTATTCCTGTTCTTAAGACTAATGCAGCGTTAGTAATTCTAAATCATATTTATGACGATCCTTCAGCAATGTATGCTTCTAAGATCAAAAATCAGCCAGGTGGTAAAGGTTTACAATTCGCTTCATGTGTAGTAGTTCAATCTACTAAATCATTAGAGAAGAATGAAAAGAAAGATGGCTTAGAAGAAGGAAATTCATATTTTAAAGGAAATATGATTAAGTATTTTACGGTAAAGAACCGTTTAGTAAAACTTGGTTATGAAGCTGAAATGTTCGTAGATTTAAATTACGGAATCTCTAAATATGATGGTTTAATTAATGATGCTATTCGTTATGGGTATATTATAGGACCGAGTATGAAGCGCTACATTGTTCCATCATATTCAAAAGAAGAAAAACTTACATATCAAGACTTATTAACAAAAGACGAAGTTTGGAATACTTTTATTAAAGAGTTTAATGAAAAGAGTGAACAAGATATGCAATATGGTAGTGGTGATGGACAAATGGTAGAAAGAGAAGAATCAGAAGATGATGACGAAAATCTCGATGATTCTGAAGTATAAAGGAAAATAAAATGGCAAAGAAAACTAAATTTAAAGAAGCTAAAGATAATGCAAATAGTAATACGACAACCGGCAATGATCCTGTTGTTACTACGACGCCTCTAGTTACACTTCCAAGTGAACTATGTAATAATACTAATGTAACCAAAGATGTTACCTCGAATCATCCTGATGTAATAGATGAACTCGAAAAATTTACAATATTGGAGAACAATATAGTACAACCAGATGATTATGTTAAGTTCACGGAATTGGCTAATGTGTATAATTTATTTAATAAAACTGAATTACAACAATTAAATAAAGACGACTTAATTTGCTTAATAGGATCAGTGATAGATAGACTATACAAATCTGAACAACATCATAAAGAAATTACTCAGTCTCTAAGAGATGAGATAATGAGTTTGAATACTAAGATTTCTGAAATTGAAAATGTTAAAAAAGATAATCCGATGTCTATTAATCATACAGAGAGCTATGCAGATCTTATGGGCAATTTAGGTGTATATAAGAGCTGGTAAAATAATAACATGGCGAAAAAAGATACAAAAGTAGAAAAGGTAGTTTCAGAGTTAACCGATTCTTTTATCGAAAAAGTGATTTTAAATAAAGTATTCACTGACAAGAAGTATACATTATTCTTTGATAAATTCTTCGATAAAAGATGGTTTGAAGATGACAGGATTTCGGGAATAGTTAATTTGATTATTTCGTATAACCGAAAATATACGAATGTACCTACTCTAAATATTATAAATGAATTAATAAAGAAGTATTGTGAAAAGACGTCTAAAGATATTTCAGAACATTCTGAAGTATTGTTAGAATGTTTAAATATTAAGATTGAACATGATGATACATGTATTAGAAATAATATTGAATTCTTTATAAAGAATAAAGGCGTATATTATACTATCTTAGATGGAATTGAAGATTTAGAAAAGACTAAAGATGTTAGTAAATGTATTGAAAAGTTTGAAAAGATAAACAATATATCCTTTGATGATGATTTAGGATTTGATTATTTTAATGAATTAGATGCACATATAGACTTTTTAATAAATCCTGATTCTAAACTTCCTATGGGAATTAAGTGGTTAGATGAAGTTACTCATGGCGGATTATTAAAAGAAGGAAAATGTTTAGCAGTATTCATGGCACAACCTGGATTAGGAAAATCTCTAATGTTAGGAAATCTAGCATATAGATGGCTGAAGCAGGATAAGACCATAGTAATTATATCTTGTGAAATGTCAAAAGATGTATATGGTAGAAGAATAGATGCTCTTATATCTAATGACAATATTGATGAATTACATATTACTCATAAAGAATCTTTCTCTAAAATCCGTAGATTTAAAGCAGATCATCCTAACGCCAGATTGTTCATAAAAGAATATCCTCCAGCTAGTGCTAGAAGTAATGATATAAAGATATATATTGATACTCTTATATCTAGAGGAATTAGACCTGATGTAATAGTAATTGACTATTTAAATTTAGTTCTTCCTAATTATTCAGCAGGTGCAGGAAGTTACTTTGATATATTACAAGTATCGCAAAATTTAAGAGCATTATCGTATTTATATGAATGTCCAGTAGTTACCGCTACTCAGTCTAACGGAGACGGAATTAATAATGCTAATATTGGATTAGAACATATTAGTGAATCTAAAGGTACAGGACATACTGGCGATTTTATATGTGCCCTTTATCAACTTCCTGATGATATTGATGCAGGAATAATAAACGGAAAGATTCTCAAAAATCGACTAGGTGGAAAACATGGCAAAGTTCATTCATTTAAACTTAATGATAAAACGCTAATGTTAGAAGATGACGAATGTGGTGATGTTATTGAAGTAAGGAAAACTGAGTCTACTACTGATGATAGTAATATTCCAGAAGATGATATTTTTAATGACTTGAAATAAATGAAAAGGAATAAAATATGAATTTTTGTATAGAAGTAAATACGTTAAATCATTCAGACATAGGACTAGATGCAGATGAAGTTAAGAAGTATTTAGAGAAAAACTTTAAACTGTTGGAATTAAACGACAAGCAATTAAAAAAGAAAATTATCGAAATCATAAATAATGAAGAGCACGTTCTTCAAATATTGGATGATTTAGATATGACATATAAATATTTCATAGAAATAATCTTTTTAACATATTCTAGTATATTTACTACATCTTTTATCAATAAATATGTAAAAAATACATATCAAATATTTAAGAATTTTTAAATGATCAATCTTGAAGAAAAAACGTTTGATAGCATAGATGAAAATTATGCTATCAATAATTTATGTAATGAATACTACTATCAGTTAATGTGGAAAACGAAAAAAGTCCACTTATCTAAGAGTAGAAATTTTTCTAAATTAAAAGATACTAAGCCGAAAGATTGGGAAAATTTTCTTAAGTTACATAAATTATGCAAAGACAATAATCTAGATTACAAGAAATATATTAATTTTGCGCTAGATGAAGTAATAAAAGTTCATACGTATATTCATTCTGAATACTTATTGAATATAAAATATATAAGATTGTTTAGAGAAAATGAAGATATAGAGCAAAGATATTCTGATATAAGTACATATATTATAGCATCTACGAATAAAATAATAGAGATATGTAAAGTTAATAATTTAAATTCATTCACTGAATTCTTAAAATATGTAATAAAAAATAAAAGTTTAGGGCATTATCTAAAGAGTGGTGTGTTATCTAAATATATTCTTGCATTGATACCGAACATTAAAGAAATAAAGAGGTTTTTTGATGAAGAATCAGTACACGAATTAGACATATATGTGATAAATAAATATGATAAGCTTAATTGCGATGCAATAACTGCATTACAAAAACATCATAATACAGAATACATAAACATTATCAAAAAAATAAATTTAGAATTACAATAAAATTAAAAAATAGTATTATTAAACATAAAAACAATTTAGCCGAAAACTATCTTAAGGCTAAAATAAGAAAAACAAAACAAGGAAAACGAAAAATGAGTATAAAAATGATGGATGATCTGCCTAAGAATGCGAAGAACGCACCTGGCAAAAAGAAGGGTCAAGGAAACTTCCTTCTTAAACTAAAACCCACTGAAGGAAAGAACGGATACAGATTCCGCTTACTTTCATTCACTACTGGTACAAATACCCGCGACTGGCCTTTTATCGAAAAGTTTATCCATGAAAAATGGGATAAAGATGCTGAAGGCAAAGGTGTATATAAAGGATTTGTAACATGCCCTACTACTAGATATGCACGTTCAACTCTTCCTGCAAAAACTAATCCTTATGATATGTGTCCAATATGTAAGTATTCTAATGCAAACTTTTTAACATATAAGGAATCTAATTGGAAAGATAAGTTATCTGGTAAAGCAATGCGTGATAATAAACGTAAGTATGTTGCTATTGTTCCAGTATATGTCGTAAAAGATCCGCATGAGCCTACTAATATTGGTAAAGCACGTGTATGGGTTATTAAAGATAAAGAGACATATGATGAGCTTAATGCTAAAATCAAGAAACAGCAAGCTAAGTCTAAAGTGTTTAATGGTGGTGATGCTGTTGATATGTTAGTATTCATTAAAAAAGAAGAAATTCCTATTAATGAAGGTAAACCTAATCAGTTTACACGCACTGAAATAAAGATTGATAAGTTTGGATTCGGCCAACAGGAATATGTTATTGAAGCTATTAATGAGAAGTTTATTGAAGAATTCCCATTCGATGATGAATTCTATACATTCTCTTCTCAAGATGAACTTCAAAAGTATTATGAGGATAACGTTCTTTCCGCGAGCAATGTTCCAGAAGATGGAATTGTAGCTGATGAATTGACTGAAGATACTCCAGCAAGTACTTCTACTTCTAAGACTCCTGCTCCTGAAATAATTGATGATGAGCCAGTAGATGAACAAGCGGTCATTAATCAAGATATTGATGATCTTGATGGCGTAATAGATTCAGTAATAGAAGAGAAACTTTCTAAACCTGTTCCTAAGCCTCAGCTTAATGATAAGCCTGTTGAAAAGAAACCAGAATCATTAGATGATATCGATGACTTAATTAACGATATGACAAAAGATTAATATATAGAAGCAAATAAATTAAATATAATGCCCTCTCAATTTAAATAACATTTTGAGAGGGCTATTTTTTAGAAAGTAATTATGTTAAACACGACAAAATTGAAACTAGAACACGTAGAAGTAACTAATTTAAATGGTGCAATAAGAGGAATGAGAAATCCTTTGGAATCTCATCATTTAAGCGATTCTTATTGGAGTAATCATTCAAGTATAGATGAAGAAAATAATAAAGAATATATTGAAGAATTTATAATAGGGCCAAATGATCTTAAACTTGCTATGCAATTAAAGAAAGCAGGAAGTGATCATAGAAAATTCCTTAGGCAAATTTTTGTATCATTTGATTTAACGATGCCAGAATATTTCTGGAAGCAATATCATACATATAAAGTATCTACAGTTGAAAACTCTACTAGTCAAATGCATACGTTAGGAAAGAGACTATTAACTCCTAATGATTTTATATTTGATAATGAAGAAGATCATATTCTTATTAATCGTATCAATAATTTGATTCTAGAATGGCAAAATACTAAAGATAAAGAAATATGGCGTAGGATTATTCAATTAATGCCGCAGAGTTACTTATATAAGAAGACATGTACTTTAACGTATGAAAATCTTATTAATATGTATAATGCTAGAAAAAATCATAAATTAGATGAATGGCAATGGTTTATTAGAAACATTATAAAACAATGTCCGTATGCAGAAGAACTGATCTGTAATTAATAAATATATTATATCAGCGTGATTTAGAAAGAATAAAATATGGCCGGTGAAGAATTAATGGATTTTAAGGACAGTTTTTCTGTAAGAAATAAGTGGATAGCCGACGTTCCTTTATCTAGAATTAGCCCAAATTTAAAAGACGTATCACTACATCTTACGGATTTTACTATTCCAGCAATAAATGTAGCGACTACTTTCTCTCCTTATAAAGGAATAGCGGTAGAAATTCCTACTCATATAATTCAGCCTACTGACAGAAATATAAC